TAATATCGACACTATCATCGATAATATCACCATTATCTTCCGTAATAAAAGAAAGATTATCCAATTCAGCACCAATCGAGCTTCTAGCCTCGAAAACTAAGTCTGTTCTACCTATATATTCCAATAATGGGGTTAGTTCCCTGTTGGATTTTCCACAAGAAAAGCAATGAGAGGCGAACACTGTTTTCTTTGCTGTTGGTTTTCCTATATAGATAGCAAACTTGTGCTTTTTATGGCAATATGGGCAGTGTTATGCTATCAGATTCTTTTCTGCTCCATCCAAGTGGCCATTCAGTTCAATTTTGAGTTCTTGGATCAAAAACTCTACCTCATTCTGGGTATAATTCATTGACATTGCAAAGGTAATAATAAGTTTTAATTAAACAACAAAAGCCCATAGAAAAACTATGAGCTTCGTTATTTTTTATGCCACTTTACTTATATTTAATGTCCTTTGCTTGTCGTAGAATACCTCATCCTCATACCTAGTGGCTATCTTAATCGTTTTTCCTTTTTTAAAGAACCTTGATTTAGCGATATGAAGGCGAATAATGTTCTCTTTTCTTTCGTTGTCAGATTGATTTAACGATATTAAATGGGTCATTGGTCTCGCTAATCCTTTTGCCTCTGAGCAGTTGTATTCTGTCAATACGTTTTTCTCGTCATTTAACCAATCTCTGTTCTCTACGGTAGCTTGATAAGTTACGACAATCCATACATCCTCATCGCCAGCTATATCTTTTAAATCATTAGCTACCGCTATTTTGAAGGGAACAAGCAACAACCTATGAGTATCCAACATATCAACCGTAGGCTGAAAGATATCAAGGAGAGATATGACTTATCCATTGAGAATTTCTCTACCCATACGTTTAGGAAAACATTTGGGCGTAATTACTATGAGACGAGAGGAAAAACAGAGGAGGCCCTTATCCAGCTGCAAAAGGTATTTAATCATTCCAATGTAGGTATCACTTATGTATATATCGGCATTAGAAATGACGAGATCAACGACTTTTACAAAAACATTAAATATAGAGACGATGATTGATTTAAAAAAGAACAAGGGAAACTACCTAACGTACGATGAATATAGAATTACGCTGGATAGGTTAAGGATGGATCGTATGTGCATTGAGGAGTTATTTTTCGTGCTGGCTTTCTACACGGGATTAAAACTGTCAGATCTACTTTCCCTCAAATGGAGTGATGTTTTGGACAAGGATGAATTCATATGGATCAAAACCAATTCGTGCAAGAGGACATTTGCGTTATCGTGGAAAGGACAGGATGTGCGTTCCCGATTGTCATATTTACATAAAGAACTTGGCTCTCCGGAAAAGGATCGATATGTATTTGAGACGAAAACAGGAAGACATTGTCATAACTCGTTTATTAATGAGTTACTGAAAAGGGTAAGAGATAAATATGATTTACCGGTAAAGCCTCTATACGCAAGCAGCTTTAGATTAACCTTTTGCCATCATATATATGAGACCGAAGAAAGAAAAGTAAAGGCTATCGCCTTCTTGGATTCATATGTTAGCGGTAAAACTGTTGACATAGCCACTAATGGAAGACATATACCTAGCGAGGAGATAGAAGATGCTTTAAAATCAATGAATATAAAATATAGAAATGACTAAAGAAGAGTACTATCAAGTTTTAAAGGATCTGGAGGAATTCTATGATCAAAAGAGAACTGAGTTAATGAAAGATTATGCCAGATCCAATTGCCCTTACAGTGTAGGAGATATCTTGAAGGATCATATGGGAATAATTAGAGTTGAGCGTATTGAATGCTATTTGACAGATCCTCCACAATGTATGTTTTATGGAACTGAGCTAACTATTAAGTTGGTTCCAAATAAAAAGAACACAAAGAGAGAAATGTATCAGACAAATGTTATAGAGAAAGTAAGATGAGAACATTGTTATGGGAACGATGATTGACAAATACTATAGCGAATTCTCCTAAAAAATAAGCCCCATCTACTTGCTAGCGGATGGGGCTTTCTTGTGGATTTATGTGAAGTAAAGTCTAACTATTGCAAATGGGGCTTTTATATTAGTTCTTGAATGTATAAAAAGAAATGTTCTAGCAGAATCAATCTTTTTCAGGCTTGATATGCTCTGATGGGTCAAGAGATCTTAACTTAAGTAAAAAACTAAAATGTTCTTCTAATTCTTTACTTTTTTTTGTGTCTTCTATTTTAAATTTTTCGGTTGATTCTTTAAATTTCTTTATTGATTTTGTGATTTCTCTTCTAAAACGAAGTAATGGAACAAATAAAGGGAAAAATAGTCCGCTAAAGATAGCAAAAGATATAGACGATATTAGAGCAAAAGTTTCATTGAAAATAAGTTCTTTGCCTAATAATACATTATATAAAAAAGAAAATGTCGATATTGATAATAAAATCAGTGTAAAATGAATTAAATTAAAGTAATGAGTAAATATACTGGCTCCTTTCTTTTTAAATTTTAAAATAGCTCCTATAGCTAAAAAAACAACGACTAATATATAAATGATTGTCATATATAAGGATCCTAAAAAAGGTAATGCCCCAATAATGAAAGTAAATAATATTAAAGAGAAGGATATTTTAATACAAGTCGTAAATTTAAATTCATATAATATATCATCATTGGAAGCATTTCTTTCTTTTATGGAGATCCAATAATAACTCCATATATATAACCAATATATAAAAGATGTAATAGAAACTAAACTTACTGTATCAATGCACCATTTTATAGCCCCCCAAAAACAATCAAATATAAAAATAAATATACAAAATAAAAATGAATAAAAGAAAGAAGACAAAAATTCAGGTGCTTGGGTTATATTTTTGTATAAATTATCAACATTGTTTCTTAAAGAAAAATAACTTGTTTGATATTTAACAGTCAAGAACTGTAGCTCGTTTACCAAACTAAGCATTTCTTGTTTACGTGGATTATTTTCTTCTTTTGATTTAGCAATAGCACTATAGAGAACTTTATAATTACGCTTTTTTAAATCATCTACGAAATTATCCCCTTCTCTGCTTAAAAACGCTTTAGTTCGTTTGCAAATAATTAACAATAAATTCTGTATAAAATTATTGCTATTTTTCTCGATGTTGTCAGATCCAAAAAAGCATAAAACAGCCAAAGTCATTATTGAACCTAAAAAAGTTGCACTATTCCCACTAAGAAAAGTACACAATAGTACTGAAATCATGTCTCAATTAATAATTTTGTGTGATGAAAGCAAAAGGCTTTGAAATTGTTTCTTTAATGCTTCAGTATTTTTAATGTCATTAAAATTTGCAAAAGCAGAATGTTCTTCTGCTCCTAATTCTCTTCTATATTTATTATCATCACCAATTGAGAAATGAAATTCGGGTTTTAATTCGCTGTCTAGTTTATAAACTAGAACCTGTCCTTCTTCTATTTTATCCCTTATTAAAGAATTAATGTTTGCTGCTAAGTCATCTATAAAGCTATTTCCTTTTTTTTCTAAAATAATGGAAAACCTTCCTCCTTTATTTAAAAAATTAGTAATTTGGTCGTATAATGGCTGCATTGGATTATAATCCCCTTCTGTAACTTCTTGGTTTACTTTTTCAGCAAAACTAGTTCTAAAGAGAGAACCCTCACCGCAAAGCATATTGATTTCATTGGAGTGCTTAAAAATCTCTTTCATTATTATAGCATTATGTGATCTGTCAGCATTCCACATTAATTCATTTCTTTTGTCGTTTGCAATAGTCTCTATCTCGGCATTATACTCTTCTAGACTCATTTTCTTTAAGTTTGGACGTGCAAATTTAAATAAATAATTTGATATTGCAATCTCTATATTGCATTAAAATCAAAATACATTGGGTGTTATCTTCGTTTTTTTTATGTTCTTGAGCATGATTTGTTTTTGTTAAGAACACAGCTTCGCCTTTACCCCTCCGATAACATCCTTCAGCAACGTAGTTGAAGCTTAACTATAACTACTACCTTATATAACATATATACAGTATATACTACTGTTACTATATAAGGTAATACCTATTTACGGGATATTACAAGATTGGTTCGATATGGGTTGATACAAGCTTCTTACCTAAAACTACGGCGATAAGAGAACTTGGTTGACTAATCTAGATATCAATCACCATATCCGAGCATTCTACGACACTTCCGCCCCTCCACCTATGTGGGCAACTTCGTTCATAAAAGGATAACCGTTCATTGGCCAAGTAGTAGGGAACTCGTGTATGCTACTCGTTTTAAACAGATCGGCGGCGCTTGGTCTCCTTTCCTCCATGGATAAACCAGAATAGGAACAGCGAGATTGCAAACGTCAGGACCTTGGTTGACCTGTTTCCAATTACTAGGATACGTCCAGTTACGGATGCGAATCATAGGATTTTTATTTGTCTTCGGTCACTCGTTTACCGGCTCTCGGTTGATGTTATCGGAGTTCGGGTTGTCAGGCGAAGGACATAGCCCTAGATTATACCACCGATAAACGAGCGTTCGTAAATACTCGATCTTTTTGTTAGATTTTTGTCAATCTGGGAGAAGAGAGGCACGACATTGCAGCCTTGTCTTAAAAACTCCCGTAAGGTTTGTTTTATATTCTCCAGCATCCCTCAACGCAGGAGAAGTAGAACGGTTATTTATTCCCGGATACTAATTTTTCTGACTCGAATCTACATCAAGTTTCTGTCTGCCAATAGCTGTATCAAAGCTGGGATAAGGAACAAGATCCTCTAACTCATCCCGGAAAGCATTAATAAATGCCAATTGAGGATATTTCCGCTATTGTATCGTCACCTATGGTATAAAGGTCGACCAACCCGTTTTACCGAATTGACCCACATGACCAGCATGGCCCATAGGGATAGGGTACAAAGCGTTCAGACCTTCGGATTTGAAGGTTTTATATAAGAATAGGCTGATTTGATCAAAAAGGGTTTGTGGTTGTTTGATATTAATTCGTTACGGAAACAATAATACCTACTGCTTCCATATCACTTATAGTTTGCCTAGCTTCATCTAGCGTACTTCCATGATATAAATGATCGGCAATGATGCTTAATTGTAAAGATACACCATTATACTTATTACTTATAAAGTCAATAAGAGCTTGACCACAAGCAGGGCATGGGCTTTTAGATACTCTCATAATTAACGATAAAGTTCCTCTGTCTGCAGCTTGTTCATCGCCTGCAGCTTGTTGTTCTTCAATGGAATGATCTATAAATGATTGAATGCCAGCTATTGCCTCCGTTTCTGCATGGACCCCATCTTCACTTATGCCTGTGAGATCGGAAGAG